AGTAGCGCTACCGCTAAAGTATTTGTGCCATACGACGATTACACCGTATACGTTGACGATATTGCTAAAACTGACGGTTTGATCGTTAAAGAAGACACAAACCTAGACGGCACCTACGACACAACACTAACAATCACAACAGATTACGTGCTAGACGGCAACACAGCCCCATACAGGGTTATTAGGCGTGTAGATGGTGATTCATACACTAGGGGACGTTACGGGCGTCCTACGGTGCAGGTAACGGCGTTTTATGGTTATGCCATGGCGATACCCGATCAGGTAAAGCAATGTGCGCTAGTGATAGCGGCACGCTTGTATCAGCGTCGTAGCAGTCCGCTAGGCTTTCAGGCTGGTAGCGTAGACGTCGGCTTTGTTCGTATTTCGAGAACAGACCCAGAAGTTATAGCGTTACTTAGGGGCTTGAAACTACCGGCGGCGGCATAGTCGTGAATTACGACAACATTAGGGCAGGCATTAAAACACGGTTAGAAGCTGTCAGCAGTCCACAAGCATTTGTAACTATTTATGACTTCGTACCAGACTTCTTAACGCCACCTTGCGCTATAGTTGTGCCCAGTAACACTGCGATCACGTTTCATGAAGCTATGGGCACTGTAGCCGCCGGGCTAGCAACGTGCCGGTTTGATATTGTGATAGCGGCGCAACGTTTCGAGAGTACAGCAAATCAAGAACTACTTAATGATTATTTGGTGACGGTGCCTACGGCGTTAGAAGCAGACCAGACACTAGGCGGGGAAAGTAAAAGCGTTACCGTCACGAATGCACGCAACTATGGACCCATTACATTTTCTGAGGCATTATACTTGGGCGTACAGTTAGATTTAGAAGTTTTGGTATAAAGGAGAATTATGAGCAAGTACGAAGTGACCAGTGATAACCTTGTTGGACACGAAAAAGGCGACAGCGTAACAGATAAGCAGTTAGCAGGCGCAAATATTGAAGCCCTAAAACAGGGTGGACATTTGAAAGAAACAAACCCTACAACAAAAAAGGATAAGTAAACAATGGCAGAATTTATGCTAAACAACGCAAGCGTTACCATTAACAGCGTTGATCTAAGCAGTTACGTTACCAGCGTGACGTTGTCGCAAAGCGCCGACAGTTTAGAAACAACCGCTATGGGAGACACAGCGCGGACATTTATAGGCGGATTGACAAACGGCACGGTAGATATTGACTTTAACGCTGATTTTGCGGCGTCGAAGACAGAAGCAACAATATTCCCGTTAGTTGGTACAACAACCGCTGTAGTAGTCAAACCAGTAGACGCATCAGTAAGCGCAACCAACCCTAGTTACACATTTAATGTTGTAGTAACGGAATGGGACACGCTTAACGGTTCAATCGGCGAATTGGCAACGCATTCTGTGTCTTGGCAAATTGCTGGTGCGATTACGAAGGCAACGAGCTAATAAGATGCTAGGTTCCGACATAAGGCTACAGGTACAACCGCCGGAAGGCGACGCGTACACAGTGTCAATAAGCCTAAAGACAGCAATAGCATTCGAGCGTGAATTCAAGACAACGCTAGCAGGCGCATTCAGTAACGATCCCAGCATTGAGCATATATGTTGGCTTGCATGGACCGGCACCCGTGAATCAGGCAGAGTAGTAAAAATGTTTGATGAGTGGGTAAGTAGCGAAGTGCAAGATATAACACTGGTGGAGAGTGAACCCGATTTTTTAACAAGCGAGCAACAGCCTATACAATCGCTCGGTTAGCGCTCATCACCAGACAACCTTATACACAGCTTTTGAAATGCGACCCGTACGAGTTACGAGCGTTAACAATGGCACACAACGACATACAAAAAGAGAGAGAAAGAGCAAGTAAGCGAAACAGGTAACATGGCACAAAGTATAAAAGCGACAGGCGTCAAGGAATTACGCAGAGAGCTACGCCGTATGGGGGACGACTTAGAAGACCTAAAAACTCTTAACCTTGACGTTGCTACTATGGTATCTGAACGTGCGAAAGACATAGTGCCACGACGCACAGGTAATCTAGCTGATACGATACGCCCAGCAGGAACTAAAACCGCAGGTAGGGTGCGGGCAGGTTTCAAACGGGTACCGTATGCAGGCGTCATACACTTTGGATTTCCAGCAAGAGGTATACAGCCGCAACCGTTCCTTTATGACGCGTTAGACCAACGCAGGGGCGAAGTATTTGACGCCTACTTTAAGGGTGTTAAGGAAATACAGCGTAAGGCAGGCTTATAAATGGCTAAAAAAACAAGCATCATTAACGTAGTTGTAGCAGGTGACAGCAAACCGTTACGCAAAGCTTTAGGCAAAGCCACACAATCACTGGGCAACGTTACGAAACAAATAGGTAAGTTCAGCGTCGCCGCTGGTGCCGCATTCGCTGGTTTGGGCGCTAAAAGCATAGGTTTAGCAGTTGACTTCGAAGAATCACTATCTAAAGCAAATCAAATATTCGGTGATGCCGCTAAAGGCATAGAAACAGCCGCCAAAAGCGCCGCTACGGAAGTAGGATTATCACGCGCAGAGTTCCTTGAAGCGTCGTCGTCGTTTGGTGTGTTTGGTAAAGCCGCCGGTTTGACTGGTGACGATTTATCAGGCTTTGCTAGTGACCTAGTTACATTGTCAGCGGACGTAGCTAGTTTTAATAATTTACGACCTGAAGAAGCATTAGAAAAACTTAATGCTGGGCTTAGGGGTAGCGTAGAGCCGTTGCAATCTATTGGCGTGTTGATGAATGCCGCCGCTGTCGAAACTGAAGGCTTAAATATGGGTCTTATAGAGCAGGGTGAGGAATTGACCGAAGGTCAGAAGATACTGGCACGGCATAGCCTTATCATGCAACAACTAGGCGAGCAAGGATCTACCGGCGACTTCAAAAGGACATCTGAGGGACTTGCCAACACCCAAAGAATACTGCACGCCCGTATAAAAGATTTGGGCATAACGCTGGGACAAGTGTTGTTACCTATCGCTGAAAAAATGGCGGACGTTACCGGCAGGCTAATAACTAAATTTGAGGGCTGGTCACCAAAAATACAAGACGTCTTTAATCGTGTTAAAGAGTTACTTATACCAGTTAAAGAATTAGCACAGGAATGGCTACCAACAATAGCAAGAGTTATCAAAGATATAGTAGGCGAAACAGTCATACCGGCATTAGTAACAGCATTTCACGCAGTCAAAGACGTCATAAACGAACAAGTTATACCAGCATTTCAAGCTGTAATTGATTTTGCAAAAACCAAAATACCTGAAGCATTCAACGAAACTATTGATCACATAAAAACATACAAAGACGAGTATTTAGCATTAGCGGCTGGCATAGGCGCCGCCATAGTTGCAATAGCCTTATTTAAGACAGCCTTAAAATTTGGTGCGGCAATGAAAGCCGCCGCCGTAGCATTAGGCGCTATCTTCGCAGTTGTCACGGGACCAGTAGCTTTAGCTGGTCTTGCAATAGCGGCTATTGTATCTGGAATAACATTTTTAGCGCTAAAAAGTGAGTCATTTAGAGAAGCACTAGGGACTATATTTAACGGTTTCATTTCAGGTGTAGAAAAAGCAATAGATTTGCTACTAAGACTTAAAAATATACTAGACAAAGATCTTTCAGTTATGGCAGACACCAGCCTTGAGTCAACAAGCGAACTAGGGGACGTGTCAGTGGGTGGGGCATTAGCAACCATAGCAAGAGGTGTTAAAAGTGTATTTGGATTTTTAGGTGGAGGCGCTAGGGGTGGCATAGTTACACAACCAACACTCTCACTTATTGGCGAAGCTGGACCAGAAGCAGTAGTACCATTAGACCAAATGGCTGGCGCGAGTCCGTTAGGCAATATGGGCGGTGGCATGAACATAACAGTAAACATGCCTGCCGGTACTGACGGCAACGACGTCGTGCAAGCGTTAGAAGACTATGTAAGGCGCAACGGTAGCATACCGCTAGCAGTAAACAACCTTGTAAGAAAATGACCGTTACAAGCACTTGGCAGGTTGAGTTTCTAGACGCTAGCACTACCACAGACCTAACTAGCAAAGTTTTAGGTTTCAGCATTCATCAAAACTTACAAATAGGTCGATTCGCTACATTTGGCGGATACATGCACCTAGACAATACCGGCAACATATTTACGCCGTCAGGCGGTGGCACATATCAAGCATTCACATGGTTTAACAAAATACTACGCATAACGTGTGATATTAACGACGGTTCAACAACATCTACCGCTGACGTTGCATACATGGTCGTAACAGACATGGACTTCAAAGACGACGGCAGTTACGCAACAGTCATGCTTACACTAGCCGACTGTTACACCTACGCTGGGCGTGACGCAGTAACAAGCATTGACGTAACCGCAACATTTGGCGAATTAGACACAATAGCGCAAAACATTGTAAACGGCACCCCATCAGGCGTAGACGCAGTTCCTTTTCCAAAGTTCGGTGCTACAAACGCAACAGTAAGCGCCTTCACAAAACTTAACAATGTAGACTCAGCAGAAACAGCAACATACCCAGTAGGGTACGCAGGTTTTATACAAGAATTTGCAGACGGAACAGCACGCGACTACATAAGCAACCAAATACTGCCCAGTGGACCTAGTGTGGCATTTCCAACGACCGCAACATATAACAGCGGTACTGCAAAATGGACACTAAACGCCGCTTACATAAACAGGTTACTAACAAAAGAAACAGTAAGCAGTACTAATCATTACAGAACTTATGATATGACAGGAGAAAAAACCGCTGACAAATACCCATTAAAAAACGTGAGTACACAGTACAACACCGTCGATAGCGTCAATCAAGCACAAATACAAGCACAAATACCCGCAAGTGGGAGCGGCGCCACGTTTGTTAATGACACAACAAGCCAAGACACTATAGGTATTAGAAGCGTAACCTACAACAAAGTCATACCCGTCGTGTTTGGTGGTGCGACAGACACAGAAAAAGCCGTAATCGGCAACTTCTGGGTTAAGCGCTTCCCTACCGTACACTTCACAGCGCAAACAGCAACGTTAAGCATGAGCGCGATTGATCAACAAATGGATAGCAGTAGCAGACAAAACTACGCTGACTTCTTAAGCGTACAAACCTGCTTATTTAGTCACGCAAAAATCACATTTACAGCAACAGGCGCCAGCTCAACAAAAACCTATCAAAGCGTCATAACTGGGCGAATGATACACGTGTCGCCTAACGACACAACAATAACGCTACGACTAGCAACCGCCGACGATAACCAAAGCCTTAAGCTAGATAACAGCGATATAGGACTTTTAGACACGAATAGAGTAGGGTAAATACATGGCTAATCCGTTTAATTTCAGTTCAGGCGCAGTACTTACAGCCACACAATTAAACAGCATCGGTGACATAACCGACTTCGATCCATCATGGACTAACCTAACAACGGGCAACGGATCATATGATTATAAAGCATTTTTACAAGTAAACAACCTAGTCGTTGTATCAGTAAGCTACACGTTCGGAAGTACTAGCGCAATGGGTAGTAACCCTAGTTTCACAGTGCCAGTAGCAGTAGGAGAAACAAGCCAACTAGTAACCGGCGAAGGTTTAGCAGTAGAAGACGGTGGTAGCAGTTACCCCCTACTAGTGAACATGACAAGCAGTGAACTAGTTATCTATGACCAAGCAGTTGTAGGTAGTCAGGTAATACGATCAGCAGTGACCAGCGGTAGCCCCTTTACTTGGGGTACAGGTGACAAGATACAAGTAACAGCAACATATTTTACTGGCACGCCATCATGACTAGCATAATATCGCGTGCAGGCTGGGGCAGTCGAGGACCAAAAAGCCGATTTACTAACCTAAACAAGAAACGTGTCGTAGGCATCGCCGTTCATCATTCAGGCGTCAAAAACGGTCCTAAAGGCGTCACAGCGGTAAAAGCATTTGAACGGCATCACATGGACGCTAACGGATGGAACGCAATCGCATACAACTGGTTAATAGACGAAGAAGGCGTCATATATGAAGGCAGGGGCGCTGGCGTCGTATCAGCGGCAACACGCCCATACAACAGTAGAACAGAAAGTATTTGCTACACCGGCGACGGAGACAAAAACATACCAACAAAAACACAAGCAAGCCTAACATGGCTAATTGCAGACATACAAAAACGTTACAGCAACAAACTATGGGTAAAGGGACACAGAGAACTAGCTAGCACTAGTTGCCCGGGCAACGTGCTATTTGAATGGGTGCAAGATCACCGTAACGGCATTACTAAAGTGCAACCTAAAGCAAAACCGGCGCCTAAAAAACCAGCAACAACAACACGGTTAGTTAAGTTAGGCAGTCGAGGCGCTCACGTTAAAATAATGCAAACACAACTAAACAAAAAAGGCTTTAAGTTAACAGTTGACGGGATAGCGGGACCGCAAACAATAGGCGCATTAAAAAAATACCAACTTAGAGCTGGGCTTGTCGTTGACGGGCTATGCGGCAAAAACACATGGAGAACACTACATGCAAATTGATTATAAAGACTTACTAGAAAGAGTTATCAGCACATTTGTGCAAGCGACAGCAGGCATGATAGGCGTAGACCAAATTGTAAACATGGGCGTATCAGAATGGAAACTAATCCTAGGCGCTGGCGGCGCCGCTGTAATCAGCATGCTAAAAGGCTACTGTGCGGCACGATTTACAGGCAATGACACATGCTCACTAGTACGAGACAAAACGACTTCTTTATCGGCTACTATCTCCGGTGAAAAAGAAGGCTAAACCCTTTTACATACTGGCACGTTGTGGGCTAGTCATAACGTTGCTACTTGCATGGGTTACACCGGCACAAGCAAACACCGCCACATGCAACACAAACGAAAACAACCAACTAGTTTGCAACATTGACGTAACCGACGGTAACGGCGTAGACCTAACGTTTACAATCGAAATAGAAACAACCGTAACGTTTACAACACACACAAGCCTTACCTGTCCAACACATGACCCAGACAGCGTGTACGCAGACCCATACATATACATATTTGACGAGCAAGACAACGTTATAGCAGAAGACGACGACAGCGCACCTTTTAACGACGGCGTAAGCAACTTCTGCTGGGACGCATACTTACAAGCAACACTACAAGCAGGAGACTACCGATTAAACGCTAACGTGTACGAAAATTATTACGGTGTGTACACACTTGATGTAACAGGGGTTTCATTACAGGAAGAACAACCCGAGCCAACACCTACGCCTACACCAACACCAGAACCAACGCCTACACCAGAACCGACTCCCACTCCGACACCTGTTCCTCCTACTCCAACTCCTATTCCCCCTACCCCAGAGCCAACCCCAACACCTACCCCAACCCCTGAACCAACACCAACACCTACACCTACACCGACGCCTACACCGCCTACGCCGACGCCTACACCGCCTACGCCGCCTACGCCTACGCCTACACCAGAACCGCCGCTAGTATTTAATCCATTCCCCGACGATTTTGTGCCACCTGATGTAGTTGTTGATACAATTCCCGACTTAACGCCGGAACCATTGCCAGAAATTGATCAGCTACCAGACGACGAAGAAATAGACGATATCGACTTTTTAGAATTTGATAGATTTGAAGACTTGCCAGACACAGAGACAGACCCAGCAGAGCCGATAATAGAACAAGAACAACCGACATTAGAAGAAATCATATACGAAGAGTATGACATTTTGGAAATGTTCACAGAAGAAGAACTAGAAGAACTACAAGAAGAAGAAATAGAGATATTAGAAGACCTACTAGACAACCCCGACATAGACGCAGAGATAGTAGAAGATTTAGAAGAACTCTTTGATAAAGAAGAAATAACAGAAGAAGAAATAATAGAACTAACCGAAAACGAAGACTACGAAGAACTAAGCACAGAAGCCCGGCAACAAATCGTGCAAGCTGTACAAGAAGCACCAGTAGAAATAAGGCAAACGTTTGAAACCCAAGTAAACGTGTTTAGTAGTAACGATTACGCTAATTATGTAGCTGTAGGGTCACGCATTGACACAGAAGACCGTAAAACAGTTATTGCAGTGACCGCCGCCGCTACGGCAATATCTAGTAGTATGAGAACAACGGCTACCGTATCATCTGGACCAGCGACACCGACAAGGAGATTACGACGTGGTTAAACGACTAGCCAAAGAACTTTTATATTTAGCTTTTACACTGGCAGGCGTCGGTTTAGTCCTCATCACTTTGACGGATCAAGTACTACGCTGGGCTATCTACATCAGCGTCATAAGCCTAATAATGCACTTGGCAGGCGTAGCCATCGACTACAGAGAGGACAACAATGACACTACAAGTAGCAGTTAACACACTAGTACGCGTAATCTGCGTATTCGGTTATCAGGCAATGGCAGTTATAGGCGGCGCTAGTCTCATATCGTCAGACATTAGCCCAGCAACGGCGGCTTTACTTGCTGGTATTAGCGCTGTAGCGCAGGTTTTGCAGAAGTTGGCGGCGGCTTTTATGGACGACGGCAAGCTAGACATGGACGAAATTAACGCCGCTTTTGCAGGAACAACAAAAACAGAAAAATAAATTATTTTAAGATTTTCTTAGTTTGGTGTTGAATTATGGTGTTGAATATGTAATAATTAATACATAAGCAAATGAAAGGCTACAAAATGCAAACACCACAAGACATAGAAATAGAAGAGTTAGAAGATTTTAAAGACAAAGTAGAAGACTATGTAGAAAATCTACTAATTACAAACGGTATAGACGTAAACGACAAAAACGTATATGAACTAATTAACATTGTATGCGGTCATGTTGTAGACAGCGTAAGCGGACGTTTACTAGAAATGAAAATACAAGAGGGCTAATGGTTTAAGGTGGGTTCAATTCCCACCAGCTCACGATTAGCAAACAGCTAATACAACGAAAGGCTACACAATGAACACACAAGAAGTATTTACAATAAACAAAGGCGAAGCACATGGAGATGGACAAAGATACAGCAAAGAAACTAGTCTCACTGTAGCGGCAACTTGGACAAAAGATTCTGCTAAGTACATCTTGAACGAAACCAGCAAAACCTTTAACGGACTTAGCTACTTAGAAGCACAAAGCCACATAGCAGACATTAGCGAAGTATCAGTCGGAGATGTTGTTGTAATCTACTCAAGAGGAATGTTCCGTACAGCAATTGTAAACCACGTCGCTAAAACTAAGATCACTGCAGGATACACAATCTCTCT